ATGGTAAGCACCACCCTGTGCATCTCTGTTTTGGCTATGGTCGTCAGCTTTATGCTTGGCCTTTGGGCCAAAGAGGTGGACAACGCAGAAATCTTCAAGATGATTTCACCCGCTTTTTCTACACTTATCGGCGGCATGATTGGGTTCCTGAGTGGTATCAAACTCATGCAGAATGACGACAAAAAGGATTCAAAATGTTAGACATTTTTTCTGGTGGTATTTTGGGTTCTATTTTTGGTGGGCTGTTCCGTATGGCCCCCGAGGTGCTCAAGTATTTTGATAAAAAAAATGAGCGTTTACACGAACTGAACATGTTTGCCCGTCAGTGCGAACTAGAGACACTGCGCGGTCAGCAGAAGTTAGCTGAGATTGGCGCACAGCGGGAAGCCGCTATTGACGTAGGTGTCATGGATGCGTTTCAGTCTGCCATAGAACAACAAGCCACAATGGTCAAAGCCGCTGGTGGTTGGGCGGCATCTCTATCCGCATCCGTCAGGCCAGTTGTAACTTACTGGATTCTTTTGGTCTGGTCTTTTGTGCATTTTTGGTATGCGTGGACGGGTTTTAGAACCGGCCTCGATCCGACAGAAGTGTTTAAACTCTTTATGTCTCCTGACTTCTCGGCACTCTTAGCTGGAACAATTAACTATTGGTTCCTTGATAGAACTCTAAAACAGCGCGGGTTATGAATCTCGAACTCTCCGCTGAACTTTGCCGCCGGTATGAGGGTTATCGGGCCAAGCCCTACCTCTGTCCGGCGAACGTAGCCACGATTGGGTACGGAAGCACTTACTACGCCGACAAACGGAAGGTAACGCTGGAAGACCCTCCGATGGACGAACCTACGGCACGGGAGCTATTAATGGTGGAGCTTGAGCACACCTACCTCCCCGGGGTCCTCCGGAATTGCCCGGGGCTGATCACGGACGTCCGGAAGTGCAACGCGATCGTAGACTTTTGTTACAATCTAGGTGTGGGGCGACTCCAGACCTCAACGCTCAAGCGCAAGGTGAACGCCGGAGACTGGGAAGGTGCGAAAGAGCAGTTAATGCTCTGGACTAAAGGTGGCGGTAGGGTGTTGCCGGGACTTCTCAAGAGGCGCACCTCCGAATGCGCCCTGTTGAATTGACCAAATGTTAAAGGCATGGTATAATTTCATTCAACGTTGCTATTCGTGTGGAGGGCTTTTATGGCGACAGCTTCTGTAATGACCTACACCACGTTAGTCGAAAACATCCAATCCTACTTGGAGAGGGATGACACGGCTACCGTCGACAAGATACCGCTTTTTATCATGCTAGCCGAGCAGGTAATTGCGTCTCGGATTAAATTTCTCGGCAATCTTACCGTTAACACTAGCACCATGACCGCGAGCACGTCAATTATCGACAAACCCGCTCGCTGGCACAAAACCGTTTCTATGAACATTACGGTAGATGGTGAGCGTCAACCGGTCCTTCTGCGTAAGTACGAATACCTTCGCGAGTATTGGCCTAACGCAACCACTACGGCAACGCCTATTTATTATAGTGACTACGACTACACGCATTGGCTAGTCGCTCCAACACCTGATGCGGCTTACACGTTTGAAGTCTTGTACTACGAGCGCATTCAACCCTTAGATTCATCCAATCAATCCAACTGGTTCACCATCTACGCTCCCCAAGCATTACTGTACGGGTCTTTGTTGCAAGCCATGCCGTTCCTGAAGAATGACGATCGTATTCCAATGTGGCAATCGCAGTATGATGCTATTATGACCACGTTGGCCGAGGAGGATAAACTTCGTATTGCAGATCGTCAAGCGATTGCGGTAGACAGTTAGGATAAATCATGAGTTACAACAGCCCCTTTACTGGTAATGTCATCCAACCAACGGATGTATCCTATCGCGCCATAACTATTACAAATACAACGCTTCAGTTGGAATGGCCCATCAACGGCACCACTACTGATGATGCCGCCGCCCGGATCATGGAGGTCGCGACAACTGGAGTTTCAGAACTTTGGATGCCCCCTGCTAACCAATCTTCGGTGGGTAACGATGCGTTGATTCGTAACACTGGCGGTGAAGACTTCGATGTCATGGACTATGCGGGTATCAACACGATTGTGACGGTGTTGGCAGGCGAGGCTCAGTACATTTACATCACCGACAACTCAACCGAGGAGGGTGTTTGGGGCATCATTGCCTATGGTATTGGTTCTTCTGGTCAAGATGCGGCAACCCTTGCAGGGTATGGTCTCTTGGCTATTGGTCAGACACTAAATCAAAGCCAGCCTGTTACCACGTTTTCTTCTAACTACACAGCGTTAACTACGGATCGTTCTAGCACTTATGTGTGGACTGGTGGTGCTGGAACTTTGACTCTAACCCTTGCGTCAACATTGGCAGATAATTGGTTTATGTTCTTGCGCAATAGTGGAACAGGTGCTTTAACAGTCGCAGGTTCTGGTGGAAATACCATCAATGGTTCTACTTCCATCATTCTTCAGCCAACAGATTCCTGCATTATTGTGTGCAGTGGAACAACTTTCTACACTGTAGGTCTTGGTAAATCAACGCAGTTTGCGTTTACCCAATTATCTAAAGCCGTATTAACTGGAACCTATACCCTAACCGCTTCAGAGGCGTCCAACGTCATTCAGAAGTACACGGGTGCATTAACAGGAAACGTAACAATTGTGGTGCCTGCAACGGTTCAGGTATACTACATCGTTAATGAAACCACAAACGCTTACACAGTTACCATATCAACTGGTTCTGGCGCTACCGCGGTGTTGACCACAGGAACCCAAGCCACTTTGGTTTGCGACTCAGTCAACTTGTACAATGCCAATACAATTCTCGCAGGTTCTTCGAACATTAGTTTAAACAATGGCTCTGTTGGAGCGCCTTCGCTGGCTTTTGCTTCTGAAGCTACTACGGGTGTTTACCGCGCCGCTTCGGGTGAATTTAATATCGCGATTCTTGGTGTTCTACGACAAACAATTTCTGCGTCCGGTCTTGCAATTGTCGGAACTGGAACTTTTAGTGGTGGTGTGCTTGGAGGCACATTTTGACTAAAAAAGTTTTTACAATTGACACCCTGCCCGGTATCCAACGAGATGGGACGGTATTCGATGCAAGCACTTATAATGACGGGCGTTGGGTCCGCTTTCAACGAGGTCGCCCTCGTAAAATAGGTGGCTATAGGGCAATAGTTCAAAATGCACATGGGTACTCTCGCGGTATTTATGTCAACTCCGTTGACGGGAACAATCAGGTCTTCAATGGCTACGATGATGGGTTGGAAATCGTTAACATCGATAATGACGGCATTGGGTCGGGGATAAACCAGTTCACATTCACAGGCCCAGTGCTGACACTTAGCACGCTTGTTGGTGGATCTGGTTATGTGAACGCCACTTACACAGTTGTTCCTTTAACAGGCGGGTCAGGAACAGGGGCTAAAGCTACCATAGTAGTTTCTGGCGGAGCCGTTACTTCTGTGACTATTACGACAATCGGTAATGATTACGTTATTGGGAATACATTGAGTGCCTCGAACACCAACCTTGGTGGTAGCGGTTCTGGGTTCTCGATTACAGTCGCCACAATTACTACCTTTACTGCAAACGATTTAAATCTGTGGCAATTTGATTCAAGCTTCGACTCACAAGGCTCTGGCAATCAATTGCTGATAGCACATGCTGGACAAAATCTTGCACAGATTGACGCAACTGCACTATCTCCAGTTCTTGCTGGCGATATTTCTGGGCTTACACTGTCTCCCCTTGTAGATTCTTCTGGAACAGCCCCAACAGGCGACATCATTGAAGTTGCTGGTGGTGTGGTTGTACTGCACCCCTATGTGTTTGTGTATGGGGACAATGGGTTAATTAAAAATTGTGTGGCTGGTGATCCTTACGATTGGAACGGCGCAGACGCTAACGAGACCAACGTAGCTTCCACGAAAATTGTTAAGGGACTTCCAGTGCGCGGTGGATCAAATGCGCCGTCTGGTTTGTTTTGGTCGTTAGATTCTTTAATTCGCGTGTCCTACACTCCGACCACAATTACTGTTGGCGTAACATCTAGTACCTTCTTCTGGCGCTATGACATCATCTCTAGCCAATCGTCTATTCTCTCCAGTCAGTCTGTGATTGAGTACGACGGCATATATTATTGGTGTGGATCTGATAGGTTTTTGCTTTACAACGGTGTGGTTAAAGAAATCAAAAACACGTTTAACCAAAATTACTTTTTTGACAATTTAAATTATGCACAACGCCAGAAAGTTTATGCCAACAAGGTACCGCGTTTCGGGGAAATTTGGTGGTACTTTCCGTCTGGAGACTCTGAGGAATGCAATGATGCGGTAATTTATAACGTGCGAGAAGACATTTGGTACGACGCTGGTGAGGCATTAGGTGCAAACAGGTCGGCTGGTTATTTCTCTCAAGTGTTTCATTACCCAATCAATGCGGGTACAACTAAGACCACACAAGATTTACTTTTCTCAGCATCTATTGCAACAACCAATAGCAGTGCCAACATTACGATTGCCCCTAATAATTTGGTTGCTAATGGGCAGTTAGTTATTTCAACTAGTTTGCCAGCTAACAGTTTAATAACCGCTATTGTTCCAACCGTGGCATCTCCTACAGCGGTGTCTGGCGTGTCTGGTGCAAGTACGATTGTGGTTAGCAGTGCCACAGGCATTTTGCGCAATCAAGCTGTAACTGGAACAGGTATAGGAGTTGGAGCGGTTGTCACGGTCATTGCTGGTACAACAATCACATTGTCGGTTGTCAATAGTGCAACTGTGTCTGGTGCGCTTTCTTTTGCTGGGTTGACTGTAACGCTGTCTTTGGCGGCTACAGCGACAATAATTGAGACTGCTACCTTTAATACCGTGGCTGGATTAGTTACGCTATGGCACCACGAGATTGGGGTAGACGAAGTAGTGACGAGTACTTCAAATGCCATCGAGAGCTACTTCGAAACATCGGACTTGGGTTGGGTTCAGGGCGGACCCCCTCAGACTTCTTCAGTTGGAGACAATGTTTGGCTTCGTTTAGAGCGTGTTGAGCCTGACTTTGTGCAGACTGGTGAGATGACCTTCAGGGTGATTGGTCGATCCTTCGCGAAATCTGCGGATGTCACATCTGACCCTTACCCCTTTGATCCGGACACTGGCAAAATTGACATGAGGGAACAACGGCGCGAGATTCGATTGTTTTTCAAGAGCAATGTGGAGGGCGGTAACTACCAAATGGGTCGAGTTTTACTTAGTGCCACCGTTGGTGATGTGAGACCATAATGCTTGCAGTTGTCTACGATCCTCGTTACCACACCTTTGACTCATGGGCGTCAATTATGTGTGAGGCATATGCGGGACAACAGTTGTCAATTCCAAACGCACAAACCGATTGGAAGCAATGGGCAACGGGGTTGAAGGCAATTGATGTGTTTACGAATGAGGGCATACCTAGCCCTGACATCTACGATGACTGGCACGATTGGGCGGCGGCTCTAGTCGGTGCTGTTAACCCTGCGGTGAATTGATATGGCACTGAACTATGATTATGGTGGTAGAAATGAATATGAAGACTCCGCGCCGGATGACTTAGGAATCGGTGCATTAACCCAAGCGTTTTCTGCGGATACGATTGCTCAAGATTATTGGGCACAACAAGCCGCATTACAGCAAGCAGAGTGGGAAAGACAAGCCGCATTACAGCAAGCAGAGTGGGAAAGACAAGCCGCCGCGAGAGATGCTATTACGACTAACACTGGCGCTCTTGAACAAGCCACAACGCCTAGTAATGTACTGTCTGGGGTTATTTTAGCGGGTGATAGTTGGCTATCCGGGGACGATAAAACGGTCATTGCTGATTCTTTGTTCGATCAGCCAGTTACGAACACGGCTATTGGTGGTCAAAAAACCGCTGACGTATTGAACCAGTTGAACGTGTTTGAGAGGGATGGAGGAACTTTTGCGCCGGGTTCCACCGTTATATTGAGTCTTGGTGGTAATGATCTTGCAACGGGAGTTGATAGAGGCACCATTACTAATAACTTAAACGAAATCGTATCTAGATTAGGAGATTACGGCGTAAACGTCGTTTTATCTGCCGCTCCGAATGCCGACTCATACGATCAAGCCATTACAAGCACGAACTTGCAGATGGACAATCTGTACAATGATGTAGCTAATAGTAACAGCAACGTTACCCTCGTTGATTCCATGTCCGGATTCTTGAATCAAAAAGACTTGATGGATGCAAGTGGATTTCACTTAAAAGATGACGTCTCGAAAACTGCCTTCATCAACACACTGGAAGATGCGTACAGCACCTTAACTCCACTACAAAAGACGGCCGTTGCCAATAAAATCGAAGCGTCCGGCGCATCTAGTCCTGTGGACATTGCAAAAGTCGTGGATGAAGTGGCTGGTACCAATGTGGCGGCAACGGCAACGGAAACGTCTACAGCCGCACAAAATACTAGCACAATCCAGTTGGTAGGTCAAAGCTTCGATGTCGATAACACCGCCGTAACTAAAGTCAAGGACCAGATCCTAGCGCAAGGTACGACATCTAAGTGGACCGGTGAGGGCTTCGGGTCTGCTGATGCTAATGCGGAAGCCATGGCCAAGCAGTTGGTAGCAAATGGCGTTACCGATATTAACCAAGTCGGCAAGCAGACGGTAGTGATTCCCGGTCAAGAGTATTGGTCCGGTGGTGAGTCCGGTCAGATGGTCAAAGATGAAGATAGGACTGTCACGCAGATTATTAATAAGGCTACCGGTCAGGCTCTAATTAACGACTACGGCGAGCGTGGTGGCGTCGGTGATGCGTGGTCAGGCACTTACGCGGGCGACGGCAACACAGCATTTCGGACCACATTCGACGCTAACGGTAAGCCTATTTTCTACACTACTGGGGCCTCTAGTAGCGATGTGGCAGATTACGCCCCGATCTTGGCGATGGCCCAATTTATTCCCGGGTTAGCTCCGTTCGCGATGGCTATCAATGCCGCAATCGCAATCGACAGTGGTGATACCCTCGGTGGTCTTGCGAGTTTGGCGGGCCTCGGCGGGTTTACCGATGTTGCTACAGGTCTCCGGGTAGCCAAGGCGATCGATCAAGGCGACATGGGTGCGCTTGCCATGTCTCTGTTGCAAAACGAAACTGTAGGCAATCTAGCTGGCAGTACGATGCTGACTGACACGATCTCGCTTGCTGACGCTGGTAATGCTTACAACGTAGTGACGAACGTTCAGAATGGTAATTACGCCGGTGCGCTGAATTCACTCGGCACACTGACTGGTAGCGCTGATACCAAAACTGCCGGTGCCGCCTTGAGCTTGTACAACGCAATTGAGTCCGGCAATACAGTCAATATTATCAACGCGGCGGCGGGGCTTAACAACACTGTCAATGCGGCCAATAACTTGTCGAATGCCGCCGTTGCCAAGTCCATCACCACTAGTGTGACTGATGGTGGTAGCGCATTCGTAGCGGCTAAAACGGCTGGTGCTACCGATGAAGAAGCACTAATCGCCGCGAACACTGTGACTGGTACGGGTACTGTGACTGGTACGGGTACTGTGACTGGTACGGGTACTGACACCGGTACAAGCGTTAGCACGACCAAGAACACACAAGTAACCGACAGCCGCGCACAGAACACGATAGACTTGTCGAATACTGAAGCCACGTCACTTGACGAAGCCGCTTATCTCGCGATACAAGGAGGTCACGACTCTTTCAAGGTCGGTAACAAATTGTATATAGTCAACGCCGCCACCGGTAACCTACCAGCTGATGAGCATCAAGCGGCGGACTCCCGTCTGGTCAAGAGCTTCGTAAGGTCTCTAGGCAAAACCGATGTGTCTCAATTAACTAAAGACGAACAGACTAAATTCTTAAACAGTTACAATAGTTACACTGCCAACGGTACCGGAGTGCTTAAATCCGCGACCCTAGAAGATTTGCTAACTGGTAATTCGACTTTCAGTCCTGCCGAATCGTTTGAGAACAGTAAATATACAAGTCCGTTCAAAGTAGACATCTCTGGCGTTGGTAACCGAGGCGATGGGACAGTAACTACGCCTGAAGTATCGAGTGTTGACTCTGCGGTTACTGATATAACAACGTGGGCTAATACACTTACCGGGCCTGAAGCGGACACGATCAAGCAATTAATCTCGACCACTGCCGGACTTTTCGGCGAGCAAATCGCCGACCTTGGTACTGCGGCGAGCCAGTTCGGGATCGGTGGGCGTTACAACGCTCTTGTGCAGTTTGGGCAAAAGCTCGAGAAGCTCGGCACAGACCTTGAAATCCCCGGTGTTACTGCCGCGACGAAGAATTTCTGGGACAAAATCGAGGGGGCCGAAACCTTTGGTGGTAAACTGGTGGCGGGCGTGTTGGCTTTGAAAGACCAACCGCTTGGACTAGTCAACATAGGTAAGGAGATCGGTCAAGAAGCTCTACCGCTCTTGCTCGGTGGTGCCGCGTTCAAGTATGGCAGTAAGACACTCGGTATCTTGGTAGATTCTGCAACCAACGGACTCGAGTCGATGGGTTCGACTAACCGGCAGACATTCAACGACGAGATCGCTAAAGGCACACCACCTGAGCAAGCTGAGCGCATTGCGGCCGGTAATGGATTTATTGCTCTAGCAATCACGACTGGTACTGCTGGTCTCATGGATGCGTCCTTGTTAAAGGGCTACGAGAAAGCGATGAACAAACTTGGTGGTCGAGTGACTGCCGCCACTGCTACCGAATTGCCGCAGGAAGCTGGTGAAGAATTCCTGATCTCGCTGGCCACCGGTGACCCCCTCTCGGTTGCTATGACCAAAGCCGCCGGTGGTGGTATCTTTGGCGGCAAAACGTCCGGCACGATTGCGGCGGTCAGTGGCTCCGGTAATGCAGACGCCAACCAATCGGTACAAACCGAGATTCAATCGGCTTTTGCTGAACAAGGCCTTACATCGACTGATGGCACATTCCGACCTGAGACCATCGTGAAAATAAGCGACGCGGGAACCGCCGGAGCTACTATTACTGAAGTCGCGGGTGACGGGGCAACAGCCACGGGAGCTAACACTGCCGCCGTGACTAATACTGCCGCAACAGGGGCAGACACTGCCGCCGCAACCGACTTTGCATCGATATTTACCTCCACTGGGAACACCACCCAAGCCGTTGACACATCGGTGGGCACGGCGATCAGCGGTGGTGCTGATGTTAGTAGCACGATCACCTCAGTGGTAAATGCCGCGAATGCGACGGGTGCTAATTCGAATGTCGTAGCCGCTACCGCTACCAACGCCGCCGTCGCCGCTGGAGCCGACGTCACAACTGCGTCCAATGCCGCGACGACTGCTATTTCTAATATTACGACTGGGACCGCCGCAACGACTGGGACCTCCGCAACGACTGGGACCTCCGCAACGACTGGGACCGCCGCTACTACCGGAGCAACAACGGGGACTGCCGCAACAACGGGTACTGCCGCTACTACCGGAGCAACAACGGGTGCTACTACCGGAGCAACAACGGGTGCTACTACCGGAGCAACAACGGGTGCTACTACCGGAGCAACAACGGGTGCTACTACCGGAGCAACAACGGGTGCTACTACCGGGGCTACGACTGGAGCAACAACAGGTGCTACGACTGGAGCAACAACAGGTGCTACGACTGGAACGACGACTACCACCGACGCAACTACCGGTACGACTACTAGCACCAATGCGGCTACTGGTGTTACAACCAGCACAACCTCCGATGTAGCCACCGGAGTGACGACGACGACTACTTCTAACACGACCACAGGTACTAACACAGTCGTAAGCACGAACACCACCACTGGCGTGACGACTACTAACAATACTAACACGACCACCGGTGTGGATACGAACACCACCACTGACGCAAGTACCAACACTACTACGAACACCGTGGTAGATACAAACACCGATACTACGACCACAGTCAGAGTCAATACTGACACCGGCGAAATCGTAAGTGTAGACGGCCCCGGCAAAGTTATTGATATCAACACTGTCGTGGTGGAAGGTACCGCGATTGACGTTAATACCGGCGAAATCCTGTCACCCGAAGAGGTTAATAAACGCGTAGAAGCGGCAAAGATCAAGCTCGCTACACCTAAGAAGCAGACGTCGGGCGCAACGGCTGGACCATCATTCATCGAACCTACGTACAAAGCCAAAGATAGCGACATCGCCGAGACGTGGCTCGGTGGCCGGTTCCGCAATATCGCCCCTCTCGCTGGACTCAGCGCACTACTGCCCGAGAATACACCTATGTTCCAAGAAGCCCAAGCACTTTCAGCCTTACGCCGCGCCTCCGGGATCGAGGACGAAGCCAAAACCCCCGAATCCGACTACTACGCCTACGGCACTGAACCCTCGTTTGCCAAAGTCCTAGAACCCTACATGAGTGGGGGGACTGTACAGAAATATGCCGACGGTGGTAAAATGGGAACTTCTCCACTAATGGCGGCATCGGGCGGCGACGCGCCCCACAAAGGCTCACACTATGTTCAAGGCGCAGGCGGTGGTCAAGACGACCTTATCCCGGCACAGCTCGCTGACGGCGAATACGTGTTCGACGCCGATATTGTGGCGGCACTGGGCGACGGCTCTAATAAAGAAGGTGCCAAGAAGCTGGACGCTATGCGTGAGGCGATCCGCAAGCACAAGCGTGGCGGCTCCGTCAAATCAATTCCTCCAGCGGCTAAATCGCCATTGGCATATCTGAAAGGTGTATTATGAGCTTGCTTCAAGGCGATCCCCTACCGAATATCGACACTACTAAGGTAGTCGACACCACCGGCCCGGATTGGTACACGACGTACCTTGAAGGCCTAGCCAAACCCGGCACCGAACTGCTAGAAAAAACTGGGTCGGAACTCGTCGCGCCGATGTCGGACCTGCAGACCAGCGTACTTGATTACGCTAAAGGTGAAGATGGCACCGGCACTGGGCTTAGCGGCTACGAGTCCATGTTGGGCGACGCTGGAGACACCGCCTCACTTGCCGCCGCAGGAATCACCCCTGAGATGATCCAGTCGTTCATGAATCCCTATATTAAAGGGTTTACGAACGCACAAGGTGTAAAAGTACCCGGAATTGTGGACGAGATGGAACGGCTTCAAACTCAAAGCCTACAGCGTTCACTTATCCCGTCACTCAAAGGTGCTTTTGCAGGTTCTGGTGGCTTGGGCAGTCAGCGCATGTTCAACGCGTTGGGCCAAATGGGAACAGACACACAAGCGAACCTGCTGGGGGCACAAACCAAGCAGATGGCATCGGGGTACGACAGCGCACTAAAAGCCGCGATGGACCAGTCGGGGCTGTATCGCAACGCCGCAGAGACCCAACGAAATCTCTCGACCACGGAACTGGACCTTAAGCTTAAAGAACTTGAACGCCTCTACAACCTCGGTGGTGAAGAGCAGAAGCTGGAGCAGACCGAGACCATGGCACCACTTGCCGCCGCCACCGGAGCGGCCAATGTGTTTTCGAATGTTAAGGTGCCGAGCACCGTATCCGAGAAGGCCAGTGCGCCAATTCCCGGTGCTTATTCTAACTCGCCACTCAGCCAAATCGCAGGCCTTGGCTCCCTCTTCGCTTCCGGCCCCAATGGTGGTACAAGTGCCGCCACAGGGTTCGGCAATGCGTTCGGATCTTTAGGAACATCACTTAGTAATTTATTCAGTAGCCCGAGCTTTAATTACGACTTTTCGAATAGCGGTTGGCAAGGCCAAACCGATGAGTTCGGCGGCATGAAATAAGGTCTATCATGGCAGAACCTACTGAAGACACAAGCGGCTACAGCCCACTGCTCGCGCAGATGATGAAGATCGACCCCGAGAAGATCGGGAGTGTCTCGCTCTCGGCTCTCGGACGACAAGCGATGGGTGCGGATTCTGACGCCTACAAAGCCGCAAAAGCGGAAGTGGACGCCGCGCGGGAGACGATGAAGCAAGCGTTGCAGAACCGTCAAGGCCGTATAGACCCGTCGATGCTTGCACTGGCTCAAGGATTCCTTGCTCCCACTCGCACCGGCTCTTTCGGTGAGTCACTCGGTACTGCCGCCGGTGCTTATGGTAAATCTCAAGAAGCTGAAATTGATCGGAACGCCCAGCTCGCCAAGATGCGCTACGAGCTTGCACTGAAAGCAGTAGATGAAGAGAAAGATGCCGCACGCCTCGGCCTCAGTGTTGTGTCGAAGCTCACCCCGCAGATGACCGCATACCAAAAGCAAGTGCAGTCCGAGGGCATTGACCCACGCGCACCCCCCGGCATTGCTCGAATTAAAGAATTACTCGCGATCGACAAAGCCACACCTGAGATGAAGGCGTTTGCCGGTCAGTCCGGTGTATCCCTCACCGACCCTCAGTTCGCGATGAAGTTCAAGATGTTCGAGGATACCAAAGGCTTGCGCGAGATCGCGACTCGCCTCAACCTGAATCTTAACGACCCCGCGCAACTCGTCAAAGCGCAACAGGAAGCGCAACGCGAGAAGTATCGCGCCGAGAACAAGCTCGTGGGTGACGCCCTGCAGACCTTCGGCGGCGACCCGCTCAATCCTAAGGACCTCGTTCGTGCACAGAAGATTGTGGACGAGAATGTACGTCTTGACCAGACTAGTAAGCGCACCTCGATCCAACAGCAAATTGCCCAGACCACCCGAACTAAGCAAGAGATCGACGATCACATTCGCAATGGCGACATTAACGCGGTCGTTACTAAAGCCATGGATGTTGGTGTGCCGATTGATCCCAAGACCTCCTACAGGGGTTTGAACAAGATCGAGATGGCTAAGAAGCGCGAGAGTGATCTCACTGAATCGGGCAAGTATATACGCGAGAAGATCTCGCCGTTTACCTCCGGCATTGAAGACGACATTCGGGACCTCGAACGTGCGTTGAAGCTCAACTCCGAGATCAGCACCGGTTACACCTACGGCATCGGTCTTGGTATTGGCGACATTGCAAAGCTCTCCTCCGGCGACCGCGCCAAGATCAACGAGTTCGACTCACTGGCCGCTCTTGCCGCAAAGCAGAACCGCATTCCGGGCGACTCGAATGTGTCGAACTTGGACGTCAAGATGATGCAACTCGGTGCGTTCAGTTCCGATAAAGAACCGACGACCAACAAAACGATTATTGAGTACAAGCTTGCCCAACGTCAACGCGACATGCAATTCAACAAGTATCTGGCCGACTATGCCGCCGTCAATGGTGCCATCACCCCTTACGCCGAAGCCCAGTGGCGAAGGTATTTAGAATCGAATCCAATCACCACTCGTGACGACAAAGGCAAAGTGTCGATTAACCCTAATCGCATGACTTATCAGCAATACTTCAGCATGCCGAGGGTGCGTGTCGATAGCCAAGGACGGGAGATTCAGTAATGACCATCGAACGAGTGATTGACGGCAAGATCTACGAATTCCCCGAAGGCACGCCTGAGGCGACAATCCGCAGGTTCACGTTGAATAAGGCGGGCACACCGGGCACACCGAGCACCCCAGCTCCTACCGCGCCGGTTCGCCCACAAGCCCCACGCCCTGAAGCGATGTTGCCCGGAGCGGCGGGTCAGGCACTCCAAGGTCTTACCATGGGCTTCTCGGATGAAGCCATCGCGCGGTTGCGCTCGACGGGTGGCAACCAGAGCTACGAGGACTTAATTAAAGCCGAGCGGGAAGGCTTGCGTAAATACGCCGAGGAGAACCCCCGCACTGCAATGGCCTCGGAGCTTGGTGGTGCACTAGTACCGGCCCTATTTACTGGTGGTGCTGGCGCGATCCCAGCGGTCTCCAAAGCTGTGGGTCCCAAGCTTGCTGGAATGCTCTTCGGTAAAGCCCCAAGCATCCCCCGAATGATGGGCTATGGTGCTGGGTCTGGTGCCGTGACCGCTGTTGGTACGTCCGAAAAAGAACCCGCCGAGTGGGGTAACGAAGCGGCTCGTGGTGCTACCGTTGGAGCCGCGACCACCGGCGCGATGGGGCTTGTTGGCAGATACGCTCTAATGCCCGCGTTTAGCAAGATCAAGTCCGCGCTGGGCTACGGCAACGCAAACAAGGCGGCCGACCTTGCGATTGTGAAGGCACTAGAGAAGGACGGGATGACACCCGACCAAGCACTGGCCAAGATGCAAGCGATGTCCCGTGGTGAGATTACCCTCGCGGACCTTGGCGAGAATACCGCCGCACTTCTGCGCCGCGCAACCGCCGCTCCGTCCCCGGCCCGAATCCAAGGCAAATCCGAGCTTGCTGGCCGCGAAATGGAGCGTATCCCCCGCGTGTCGGAAGATCTGCGTACACTGATGTCCGGCTCTAAAGACTTCTACACGGACGTGCTTGATCTGATTAAAAAACGTTCGGACGACGCTGAGCCGCTGTACAATGCTTCTTGGGCAAGCGCTCCGAACTTTGGCCCCACAACCGCGCCCGATATTGCTAGACTTCGTAATCTGCCCTCTTTTCAAGAGGCAATGAAGGGCGGCGCAAAGCGTATGGCCGACCTCGGGATTGACATTGCCGACCCCCGCAACACTCTGCGTGGACTGCACGAGACCAAGCTGGCGCTGGACGACATGATCGAAAAGGCGATGACCTCGGATCGTGGCGCAAATCAAGCCCGTACCCTGATCGGGATGAAAGAGCGACTTCTTGCCGACATGGAAAAGGCGTCACCCGAATACAAAATCGCGAGGCAAACCTTTGCCGGTGACTCCGAGCTGTTGACCGCGATGAAAGAGGGTCAACGGATTTATTCAATTGCCGAGATGGATATGCGCAAGCTGATCGACCGGTTCAAGGATTCACCTTCCGAGTACGACGCTTTTCGCGCCGGTATCTCCCAAGCAATGCTGGAGAAGCTCCGAACTGCGGGTCCGACCGCCGACCCTACGAAAGCTATCTTGTCCCGTGACGCTGAGCAGAAGCTACGCCGCGCATTTCGTGACGACGCCGCCTTCGATACATTTAAAGACCGCCTGATGCAGGAGCAACGGATGCTCCAGACCGAGAAGGCCGGGTTCCGCCGGACACCGCTTGATACCGACCTCGACCAAGGTGCGAGTGGAGTGGGTGCCGCCGCTAACTTGATGGCTGGCCGCCCTTTTACTGCCGCTGGGGAAGCACTCCGCGCCCAGTTCCCGAACATGATCGGGATGTCGCCCCGAGTGGCACAACCTACCACTGAGAAGCTCCTGACCCCTACCGCCAAGGTGGACACGGTGATCGACAGCATAATGCAGTCGCTTAAACAGCAGGAACAGTCGCTACTCACTTCTAGTCGTGCCGCTAACGCTGGGGCCACACTCGCCGGGGGTCTTGCCGCCGCCCGAGACCCCAAAGACCAGTACCCCGAGGACACTATGGCTCCCACACGGCCACCGAGGATCGAGCTATCCGGCATGGCGACCCCACCAGCCGGTCCCCCGCCCTCTCCCTTAAGCTTTCTCGGCCAGTAAGCTACTAATATAGCTTCCCATCTCTTCGATGCGCTCGGAGAGGCTTCCGCTTACATGCGCATACACGAGAAGACCCCAGAATCGATTACCTGTACCATTGAGATGGTACGGCGTCTGGAACGCTCCGGTGTCTCGAAGCCCGCGTCCTTCGGGGCTTGAGTGTGGCGTGTTCCGTTGTACCCCCCGTTCCATCATATACCCCCCATCTCTAACCACGTCGTTGACAGAGCACACCCCCCGCGTGCGCATGGAACGGTGGAACAGGAGGCCTGTCTGTCGAATGGGAGAGGGTGTTCCATCTGGCGTTCCATTGCAATGGAACGGTGGAACAAACGGTGAGGGTTGCTGTTCCGATGGCGAGATGTTATAATTATACCAGTCCACAGAGGTGGTGTCAATATATAGACGTATAGAGAGGTGAAACGATGACTAGTCTAGTTCAAGACTTCGCGAACTTGTTCGCTGGTAATCTCCGGTCCTTTGGGCAATGGGATCCCGCGACGGGTAACATGGTGACCGAGAAGAGCGAAGTTACGATCAAACATTACACGTCCCATCTGAACGGGGTGATGGGGTTGGGTGTGGTCCCGATCACGGACGGGGGTACAGTGCTATTCGGCTGTATCGACGTGGATAACCACGGCAAAGGTTCGGATGGGTCTGACATCGACATTCCGAAGTTGGTGGAAAAGATCGAGCACTACCGGCTCCCGCTAGTGGCGACCCGAAGTAAATCGGGCGGGGCGCACCTGTACCTGTTCGGCGAGGAGTACCTCCCAGCCAAGCTCGTGATCCGGCTCCTGAATTCGTGGCGCGACATGCTTCAAATCCCGAACCACGTGGACATCTTCCCCAAGCAAGACTCGCTGACCACGTCCAGTGGTGAGAAGTCACTGGGGAACTGGATTAACCTACCATTCTTCGACAAAGACAAGACGGTACGGTACGCAATCGACGACAAAGGGCAGAAGATGCTGTTCGAGCTGTTCATCTCGTACGCCCAGTCGCGTCGGGTAACAGTGGCGGCACTGCAGGAGATGGCTCACCGGGAGCACCTAGAGGCCCCGCCATGCATTCAGAAGATGATCCATACGGGTGTCGAGTCCGGCTCCCGCAATGACTCGATGTACAACGTGGTGGTGTACCTCAAACGTGCCCGCCCCGACACATTCTTTGACGATGCGATGGCATTGAACCAGACGATGTTCGACAAGCCACTTGGACCCGCTGAGGCCAAGAAGGTAATCCGATCCGCGTCCCGCCGCGACTACCTGTACAAATGTAGCGAGGAGCCGTGCAAGTCGCTCTGCGACCGCAAAGTGTGTGTTACCCGCGAGTTCGGGATCTCGACCGACGAGAGTAAAGAGCTTGACGCACAGGACCAACTGCCGCAATTCACCGAGCTGATTGAGTACCAGTCCGAACCCCCGCGCTGGGGCATCCACGTTAACGGGAAGCTCATCGCGAACATCCCGACTATTATCCTACGTGACCCCGCCACGATGGGCACGCTGATCTTCGAACAGCTCAAGATTAATATACCAAAGATCACGCAGGACTCGTGGCGGCGGCGTATCCTCGACCCACTCATTCCGACTCTGCGAGTGATCGAAGTACCGAAGGAGGCCAGTGCCTCGGGTGTCATTGCCGCCAAGTTTAACGAGTTCGTGCAAAAGGCCGACCTCACTTCGGATGGCACCAATACCGAGGACCGGAAGGCACTTACCCGCAACATCCCAGTGGTGCAGGTCATTAACGGCACTCGGTGCATTGTGTTCCGGGGCACTGCGTTCTCCGAATTCCTTAAGCGCAACAAAGCTGAGGTGATGACGGGGATGGACCTGTGGACGTCGCTCCGGCGTGACTGCGGCGCGGACCACGACAAGCTCCGAATCCCGGGTGGCAAGCCCATCAACGTTTGGTTCGCCCCAATAACTGAAGACCACGAGGTGAAAGTCGATGAACCCAAGTTCCGATCAGAATTCTAAGGTGCAGATCGCGTATGATGCAAAGACCAGCCGATTCGTCATTCACTCCCCGCCGTGGATGGTGGACAAGATTCGCCGCATTCCCAATCGGCGTTGGGATTCTCGTCGCCGCGTGTGGACAGCTCCTGCTCTTCGGGCTAATAGCGAGTTCCTGCTGGGCAATTTTGATGCTGACACATTCACAGACGATGCTCGCACGGTTGCAACTTCGACTATCGAGCGCGTACGCACGAATCAGGTAGCGGCGTTCCCGCCAGTCTACACATTCAAGACCACGCCCCGGCCTTACCAGCTCAAGGGCCTCGACCACGCGTGGAACAAGAGCACATTCGCGTTCTACATGGACATGGGTACGGGAAAGACCAAGACTTCGCTCGACCTCTTTGCCGCCTACTTCATGGACAGCAAGGTGGATCGGGTGCTGATCGTCACCAAGTTCAGTACACGCAAGAACTGGGAACGCGAGGTACTCATCCATTGCCCGATGGAGTGCGACACGCTGATCCTCGACACTGGCAAGCCCAAGGCGTTCGAGGAGTGGAACACCGCGACCGATGGACGCCTGAAGATCTTGATCGTCGGCACCGAGTCAATTGCGGCCGGTGGTGCGGTGCATTTGGCGCAGAAGTACGTGGACTGCAGTACCCGCGTCGGGATGATTGTGGACGAAGCCCATATGATCAAAAATCACTCGGCCGTGCGCAGTAAGAACTGCGTGAAGCTGGGCAAATCCGCGAATTACAAAGTGATCATGACGGGCACGCCAGTGGCGAACGGCCCGATGGACATCTTCATGCAATTCGAGTTCCTCGATCCGAACATTATCGGCATCGGGGATTTCTACTCTTTCCGCAATCGGTACGCGATCATGGGTGGATACGAGGATCGGCAAGTGGTAGGCTACCAAAATATGGAAGAGCTTATCGAGTTGATTTCGCCGTTCATCTACCAAGTTCGCAAGTCCGAAGTGCTGACGGAGCTACCCCCTAAAGTGTACCAGACCCGAGAGGTCCAGCTGACTGATGAACAAAAACGACTATATAAAGACATTGCTAAACGTGACAAGGCGGTATCTGGAGATCAAGGAATCACCGTCAAGACAGTGCTCGAGCGAATGCTCAGGCTCCAAGAAATCGCCGGGGGTATCATCACCTTCGAGCGCAACCCCAGCCTTTACGACTCAGCGAAATTCACACACAATCGTATTGCGGGAAAGAACCCGAAAGTCGAGGAGCTACTCGCTATAGCCGAGGAGAACGACGCCAGCACGATCGTCTGGTGCCGGTTCATCGAGGAGATCCGGATGGTGTGCG